ATTGAATTGAATCTTGTAATCTTGTTTCTGTGAATTTCATGAATTTTAATTGAATATTATTGAATCTTTGTGTATTTTGTGAAAATTTTGAAAATTTTGTGATGCTTTGAGAATGTCTAGTAATGAAAATCTTCTTCCACCATTGAGTGGTAAAGAAACGGGTGGCATGCTGTCAGTCCCCGATTCTGGATGCGAAAGTGACAGCCATGGTTTTCCGAGTGGTCAATACAACTCGGCTTTGGAGGTAGTATTAAACGCTGCGAGAGCGGCGAATCCTAGAGTTGACATCGGATCAACGATGCTTGCTCGTGTGTGTCAAGATGAAAAGGTCGTTAACGTGCTTAGAGACGCATTTGTCGAAGATACCTTGGCTCCAATTAGAGCTATGAAAAGAAAAACTAAAAGAATAAAGGTAAAACAGGCGTTGTCAATAATCGAGATCAATGAATTGGCAAAGGAGTTTGAGCAATACGCCGTAGTTTGCGAAGATGCCGAACCTAGTTTTTCCACACACAAGTACGCAGCGGCCCAAAGGGCTTGCGCTGTCCGAATGATGACGGATTTGCTGGGTGTGGTGGATGAAATGGTAACCTCTCCACCATACCAATGTTTAATCAAAGATGTTGGAGGTAACCCAATCAAACAAATCACGAATTTGTGTTTCACGACTCACGTCTGTTGTCCCCAGCTTAGTCTTTTTGATGCCACCAGGTATTCAGAGTACAGACTTTTCATTGACAACAGCGTGGGTAGTGTTAGGTATCGTGACGAACCCTTGTTCCGAAAGATGATTGATTTGCACGTCAGATGTGAGAGTGACCGCGCGGCCAGTGAAATCATAATGTGCCGTCGCAGGTCTGAGGATTGCAACATTAGAGCAAAGTACTTAATGTACGTGCATTCGTGTTATGATATTACCCCTAAGCAATTGGCCAAGCAGATGTTTGTGGCAGGTGCAGATAAAGCTATGGGTATATTTCACTTTGATCCTAATGTGTTGCTCTATGATGAGGGTGAGCATCCACTGACTAACTTGAAATGGGAAAAGTGTAAACACGAGGATGGAAGACTCATGATCAAATTCACATTCGGAAAAAACGATACCCAACAATCGTATGTACACGAGTATAAAAATTACATCAAGTACGCGTCAGCGTTTGTGCTGACCCATGAGGACAAGAAAACTGGTCCT